GACAGCTTTCCGATGCGGTCCATTTCCGTGGCAAACTTTTTCGCGTAAAGAACGGTCGCCGCAGTCAGTCCGACGAATAATGCCGCGCCCGCTTTGGCCGCAAGCTTGAACCCGTTGGCGAGCGTCTTACCCATGTCCCTGAACCTCGCCTTCATCTTGGCGATACCCTTTTTCGCCGCTGTAGAATCCAGCGCGAGTTTGATGGTGCTAGTCAGGTTCGCCATTGTTCCAGGGTCTCTCGATGAGTTGTTTTAGATTCCGCTTCCGGCGTTTATTGTCTCGGTCGCTTCGATATTTTCGGCCGTTGTAGCAACCTTTGGCGTGACAGATTCGGAGGATTTCGACGATAGGGAGCGCATTGGCTTCGGTGTAGGACAGGCCGGCAGACATTCCAGCGACTGCGAGGAAGTCGAGCCAATGAGGTTGCGCCCCGCTGTCTCCGTCACCTCCTGCGGGGCTTCCATCTTTCCCGCGTCAATGGGCTGCACGGTGGCGTCTCCAATCGCGTCCTCTTCAACACCCAGCAATGCTGCGAAATCCTCCAGTGCGCCATCCTCGAGCGATTCGGCAAACACTCCAACGCGCTCGTCCCATTGCATTTGCGTCTCGCTGAACATCGCAGCGAGCTCGTCGCTGGTTCGCGTCAGGCAATAGAAAACAGACTCAGCGCCAACAAGCGGGTCGTCGGTTTCCTCGTCCGAAAAGAGCGGGTTTTTGCGCCTGATTAACACGCGCATTCGTTTTGCGTTGAGCGGTGATTGCAGCATCCTGCCGCCCACTTCTACGCCCTTCTGAATTGATTCCATTGGTGTTTTCATAATCCTAATCTCCTCGCGATTTCGCACGCGCCCTTTTCTCCGGCTTCGTATTTCGCCTGGCTGAACGCTCCAATCTCGTCCTCGTTTTTGAGCATGACGGTCGGATCGTGTGACCGCGCCAAATCCATGAGCGTGTTACGGTTGCTCGATGCTGCTGCCATGTATGCCGCATCGGTGTTGCGATCGCTGCCGATTCGCGGCCAGATTTGAGCGCACTCCATCGCGTCGGGATTTGCCTGAACGCCTTTGCGCGAGAACACCCAGCGGCCTTTCTCGTCAACGCCCATTAATTCGCAGCCCAGCAGGACGAGCGTGGCCGATAGCTCCGCGCTGCGGGCCGCGACAGACTCGCCGCCGTCGTGGATTGGTGCGAACTCCCATGCGGTGCCAGGGTCCACCCAGCGTGCCACGTCTCGGCTTTCGACGATGATGTTGTGACCGCCACAAAGGCCCTTCGTCATCCGCCTGTGCGATCGTAGCGCGAACATTGCCGCCCTTGTCATATTCCAGACTTGGAGCATCGCGAACGCCGTTGCGCGGTTTGCGCGGACGCCATCGGCACCCTGTCGCCATCGATCCATCAGCGTTGATGTGCTGAGTTTATTATCGATGCAAACATGCCCAAACGCGAACCGCGAAAAGTCGGTGCCGTCGAGGTTCTTCACAACGCGCATCCGCCGCTCTGGTGCGGGCGGAATGCCAACCGCCAGCAGACAGGACGCAAGCCCGATGTCGCCGGTGGATGGATAGGTTTTTGAGGCGGTTCCTAGCATTCTAATCTTGTGGGTTTTAAGTGACTGCCGTTGGCGTGGTATCGGTCAATGCGACTCGGCCGACCATCTCAAGACTGCCCTCCTCGAATCCGGCTTGATTGCGCGACAGGTTGCCGCCCGTCACATACCAAACCGTAATCGCGTTGAACGCGTTCGCTGTGTTGTTGACTGTGAAAATTGAGCTGTTGCCGATGTCGCCGGCCTCCAGCGCATCACCAAGGGCCGCGCCGAGCGTGTCGGCCGTCGATGCCAGGCCGCTGATGTTGAGACTGCCGCCGACGTTGCCGATTGAGAGCGCGGCCTCGTCGCCAACGTGGTTCATTCCCCATCCGACGTTGCTCGTCAGGTCCATCGAAACGGACGCGGCGTAAAGGTCGAGGGTTGTCGATTCGTCCGCGCAACCGAAAGTGAGGTCTCCGTAAACTTGTGCTCCAGCCATTGTATTTTGTCTTTCTTTTTTTGGGTTAGGTAACTTGCGCGGCGCAAACGACCGACAGGCCGAATTCGTCGCGTCTCCTCCCGTCGTTGGGAGTAGTGACCGGGCTCGAGATCCTGGCTTCCCAGCAAATCAAGTCCGCTCTGTTGTCTAATCCTGAAATTAATGTCGGCCGGTCTCCGAGCAGGCAATACAGCGCGTCTTTCATTGTTGCCGCGTCGGCCGTTGACGTGTCCTCTGGGTTGGTTTCAAGCGCCACCGTGAGGCTCATTTCGTAAACGCCCACCGCCACCTCATGTTCCTGCGAGCCAGTCACCTCGACGATTCCGAGCGGGTAGGTTTTCCCGCCCTCCGTGGTGTCGTCGATAACCACCCATGAGACCGTCGCGAGCTCGGCCGGCGCGTTAGCCTCCAGCCACTCAGCAAGCGCATTCTCTAATAGGCGGTTGGTCATCTGCAACGAATCCTTACCATGTTCAGCAAGATAGTCAAGAATCAACCGCCGCGCTTGATTGCGCGGAGGCGAACTCCGTAATATTTAAACATCGCTCGGCGAGCCGCTTTGACTGCCTTGCTCATTTCGGCTTTTGAAATCGCCCTACCCCTCATTGATTTTGCTCGGCTCCCCAAGATGATGGTCGTGTCGTGCCGACTACCCATTTGCGTAGATTGGCCCTTGCTCGAGTGGTGCTCAATCCATTTCGGCTTAGGCTTGATGTTGATCCTGTCAAGTCCAGCTTGCTTTCTACCCGCTGCCAGTCCCGCGCCATACCATGCGCCCTTGGCGACGCCCCAGAGCCTTCGCCGCTTCATTACTACTTTATTGAAGTTAGCCCTCCCGCAGATATACCTATCGCGGGGAGCCAGCTTAATGGTTCGCCCCCGATTGTCCCTGTGCCGCTCAATAGCGCTCCATATGTCTTGGATGCTTTTCAGTACCCTGTCTTGTCGAACCGGATACAACTTGCCGTCAATCGCTACACCTCTCGCCTTGCCTGACAAAATTCGATTGAAATGCACTTGAGCCACGGGCTCGACAACTAGACCCATTGATGCCGCTGTCTTTTTCTTGAGGTCAGCAATCGTTGCCTGTTTCGGTCGCGTCTCGACCATTAGGCTGCGAGCAACGCCAACCGCCAGGCGGATGGTCGCCTGCTCCGTCGTCTCGCCAACCTTCTCGGCCCATAGGTCGAGGGTCACGCCAACGTCGCCGGGATCAATCTCGATCTGCATTACTTCGCCTCCTCCGCGTCTCCCAGGCCAATCTCAACAAAGCCGATCCCGATGGACGTTGCCGCCACTCGCATCGAGCGCGAGCCAACCGTGGCAAGTTTGCCTTGGTAGGTTTTAACGTCTGCAGAATAGCCGCCAGCGAGCCAGTCGGCGCGGTCAATGACGAGAAGCAGAGAAGCTTCTTCGTCCCACCCACCGCTCTCCCAGTCGCGAACACGGCGGTCCTCGTTCTGAATTCCGGCAACCGCGCTCCCGCCGTCGATGGTCAGTGTTTCGGTGCCGTTCACCGCTGAGAACACATCGAACCCGGCGCTTGTGAAGTCTGTTAAATCACTCATTTTTTCGTCTTTAAAAAAGCGGGCGACAGGTTGCCCCGCCGCCCGCTGAACCATGAATACCAACCAGAAACTAGTCTTCCGCGACCTTGGCGGCTTTCTTCGCTGCCGCTTTCTTCGTCGCCTTCTTGGCAACCACTGCGGCCGGCTTGAACTTCTTGCGCTTCACTCGGCCTTGACGGCTGGTGTGAAGCTCGATCTCGTCGAGCCCGTCACCGCCGCACAAAACGATGGCTTTGAACTCAGCGTTAAGCTCGCGAGGATCGCCGTTGGCCGACGTGTCACGCTTGCCGTTCTTGTATTTCACAAGTGTTGCGAATGCTGCCATGATCCTGATTCTTCGATGTTTAGGCGGAAACCATGCGCTTGATGCCCGTCGCGATGCCGGTTTCGTAACCGTAAACGCACTCGACGAGGCGCTTGCGGACGCCGCTATCGTTGTCGTACCAGTCGCGAAGACCGATCGTGATGTCGCCCTCACCCGTCAATCGCTCGGCGCGGTTGTAGGTGTTGCCCTCCTGCGGGCTGAGATAGCGCATTGCAACGGCCAGGGCCGAGCTATCGACCGCGAACCCAACGAGGTTTTCGCTGTTGCCGGGGATGATGTTGGAGCGCATGACGCGGAAACCGCCAACCATGGGAAGCTGTCCGTCTTGAACGACTGACGGCGAACCGTAGGCGCTGGCATCCTTGAGGTCGGCCGACTTCAGAAGCGCGTTGTAATACGCGTTGGAAACGATGAGCGTGCGCCCTTCGTCACCCCAGTTGGCGTCGTCGCACGCGTCCTTGATGTCGATCACATCGTCTTCATCGAAGGTCGAAGCCGCGCCGGTGAATGCTGCCGCTCCAAAGTTGGCTGCGGTGATTTCGCTCCAGATGTCCTGCACCACTCCAACTGCCAGGGCATTGCCCTTGCGGAAGCCGTAGGTGTCGAGGCTGAGAACGGAACTGTTGGCGACCTCGGTGTCATCGAGGCTCCAGGAAACGTATTTGGGCTGACCAAGCGAGACTTCCACCGCGTCAGAATCGCAATCCTGGATGGTGTAGTCGGCGTGGGTTGCCTTGGTTTGAACCGCGTCGATTGCGGTATTGTCGCGGAGAACGCTCACTTTGTCGCCCTTCTTCGCAGCGTCGCTGGAGAAGTTGGTTGCGAATGCTCCGAGAGGTGCGACGCCTGCGGTGAATCCGCGAAGGACTCCGGCAGAGATGATGTCGTCGTTGATGCCTGCGATTGAATTAGCCATTGTTTTCTATATGGGTTGAGATTTGTTTTTTTGTTACTTCGCCTCTTGCTCCAGCTTGCGGAGTGCGTCGGCGTGATTTTTGAGATATGCGGCTTTGTCTGCGCCTTCGAGCGCCTGATATGCCTCCAGAGAAACTACCTCGGATTTACCTTCCAGCTCATCCTCGGAAACCACTGCGACAGGAGGAACGCCGAGCGATGCGACTTGCTCGTTGGCTTTCGCCGTTGCGGATTCGTCGGCTGCTTGAACTTCCTCGTCCTTGGTCGCGAGAGCTTCAGCGTGTGCCGTCTCGAGCTCGCCAAGCTTCTCGGCATGGGATGCGGCGAGCGCGTCGATTTCCGCTTTAGCTTCATCAAGCTCCGATGTCAGAGCGGTGATGGTTTCGCTTTGCTCGTCAACCTGGCCTTGCATGGCCTCGATTTCCAGAGCGTGTTCGGCCTTCGCCTGATCTGCGGTTTCGTCGATAGCCTCGACAGCTTCGACCTCTTCGGGCGCTTTCTCTTCGCCTTTTTTCAGGCCGATTTTTTCGAGTAGTGACATATCGTTTTCCTGTTGTCTGAGTGAATCCTTACCATGTTGCGCAAGATAGTCAAGTTTAGAAAGCTTGAAGGAGTCTGGCGCGTTCTTGAACTTGTCCTCGGCGTTGGCGGCGAGCGCCTCGTTGCCCATCAATTCGGAAACAAATCCGGCCTCGTTTGCGGCGTCGCCATCTAGCCAAATCTCGTCAGCAAGGAGCTTCGCAACGTCCTCGGGCGTGATGTTCATGATGTCGCTGAGTTGCTGGCCCAGGTCAGCATTGAACACGTCGAGGATTTCAGCCTTCTGCTTCAACTCCTTTGACGATCCGCCGCCGCTCCAGCTTGCCTCATGGAACATCAACCAACCGTTGCTTGGCATCGTCAGCGTCTCGGCGCTAATCGCGATGCTCGCGGCCATGCTCATTGCGACGCCGTCAATCTGCGCGTGGATCTCGCCGGGATGCTCGCGCAACATGGACAAAATCGCGATGCCGTCAAACACGCTGCCGCCCATCGAATGAATGCGGAGCAGAATGTCCTCGTCGCCGGCGTCTTTGAGTTGCCGCATGATGTCGGACGGAACCACGTCCCATCCGATTTGGCCGTAAACTAGAATCTCTTTCATGAGTCGTCTTCGCTTTCTTGTTCGTTTTCCTCGTCCGTTGGCGCTGGTTCGTTCGGCGTAACAAGTCCCATTTCCCTCGGGTCGATTTTGACGCCAAATTCTGATTCAGCCTCTTGCCGTGCCAGCTCCTTTTGCGCAGCAAGTCGCGCCACTGTCCGGTAATGGTCAATCGGAGTGTTGCCCTGAAATCCTTGGATCGTCTCGTCCGAAACGATGCCGGCACGCTTGCCTTCGATCAGTCCTTTGAGCTCGCGGCCGTCGTCAATCGTCAATCGCGGCGGCACGGTGAATCCAATTTTTAGGAGGTTGCCGAGCATTGGAACACGGCCTTTCTCGGCGGCAAATGCGGCAGCGTAAGATACGATGCGCGTCGCCAGGTGTTTGAGTTGCTTCTGCCGTTTCTCGACGAACTTGCGAGCTCGCACAACGTCTACTCGTTCCGCCGTCCCTTGTCCTGCCGCTTTCCAGATTAGCCCGTAAGCCCAGACTCCAGAAACAGCGGAGCGCGTCAGCCTGTCCTGAAAACTTTCCCAAACCGGGCCGGGATTCTCGTGTTTTACAACGCTGAGACCGCTGCCACTTTCGGATTTAAAATAGCGATAGCCCGGCCCAACCTGCTCAGACGCAACTCCTTCGCCGTTGGAATCAACCGACAAATCAAAGGCGGGGTCGTCGATGTCAGGCCCGCCCGTCTCGTTGTTCTCGACGAGCAAAATGGATGAAATTACCTGCTGGCGAATGAGTTCGTACTCCGTAGACTGGAGCATCGACTTTAGATCATCGAGACAATGCGAGAACGCCGGCAGTCCGCGTCCCTGGTCCTGATAGGTCAGGTCGAGAACGTGAATCATTGATCGGGCCGAGATGTATTCCGCATCTTTTCGGCCCTTCGAATACTCAACGCGATAAGCAACCGCCGCGCCTTGCTCGTTGTAGACCACGCCGTCATTCAGCTTTAGCCCGCGATATTTGCCGCCGTTCTTTCCTGTTTCGGAGCTCGGCGAATTATCGCACGAATCGCTCGAAACCATGTAGCTCGGGATCTGCTGGACTCTCGGAAAGTTGCCGTCCTTGGAGGTTGTCAGCAACACGAATGCCTCGCCGTCGCGGTCCATTGCGATTGATGATTGCTCGAGCAGGTTGTGCCAGTTGTGCGCACCTCCGCGAACATCGGCGAGAGGATAGAAGACGTTGGCCATCCAACTCATTACATCCTCGCCTGCTTCCTGGTCGGTCCCGCCGTAGGTTGGCAACCATGCCGTGCCGACGCTGTACTCTGCTTTCTGGAGAATAGCCGAGCGCATCGGCGCGCCCATGTTTTGAAACAGTCGCTTTGAAACCGAAACCAGCGTCTTGCGGTCGTAACTCGGGATTAGCTCTTCAATCGACCTATCTTGAAACGAAAAGTCAGGCCCGCGAAAGCGGCTGCGGTCGGCAGCGTGGGCGTAGTGCCGCGAGGTCGTCGGGCGTCCGTATTGGTCAAGGAGTGCCATGGGTTTAGAAATGCACGCGGGAACGGCGGGAAATACACCCGCCGGCGTCAACCTGTGCGAGCACTAGGTTGAGCAGTTGCAACCGATCCGATTTTGTAATGGATACCGTTCCCGCAAAACTTTGGCCGTTCACCGTGGCCGATGTGATGTCCAACCCGCCCTTGCTGCTGGTGGCGACTTCGAGCGCCAACGCCGCATATTCAGCCCGCACCGACGCTACTGCCTCGGCGTCGTCCTTGATGGCCTTGTAAACATTGCGTGCGGTCCCGAAAACATCCATGCGGGTGAATCCTTACCATGTTCAGCAACTTTGTCAAGATTAAGGATTTACTTGAACACGCCGCGCATCAGCGCAACCGCCACCTGATAGACCTCGCAGTCCCAAGAGTGGTTGTCTTTTTTCTTCTTCACCCAGCGCATCGACGTTTGTTTGTCGCGCGAATTGATGAACTCCTCGCGTTCCTCCGAATCAAGTTGCGCGGCGTGGCTCCCATGCAAATCCTCCAGAACCTCCCACCGAGCGCCGTTGCCGCCGCGCAGGTTGGCCACGATGTTCTTCACTCCGTCGACGGCCACGAAGAAATACCGCGCCATTCCGTTCCGGCTCGGAGCGGTTGCGAGCTTGCGGCGGCTGTATAGCCTCTCGCTCTTCCCGCGCTGCTTAGTCGCCGGCCAGGTGAATGAGTCGGCTTTGTCGCCGCGAATCCCCCACCAACCGTATTCAACGATCATATCGTAGACTCGGCCGGAGTCGTAGCCCGTATCGATGAAGACTAGATTAGGCTCAACGCCATAGCGCGAAACGATTTTCGCAATGGTTTCGTCGGTGTTCACTCGGCCATACCAAAGTCCAACGCTGGAGCCGTCAGCCCTCCAGGCCCGCACCATTAGCCAGTAGTGGTCGCGCTGCACATCAACCGTGGCACAGCGCATCACCTCGTCATTGATTTTTTTACCGTCGCCATACTCCTCGACGGTTCCCTCGTAAATCGGGATCGACGGCCGCGAGATGCTCAAGTCCTCCTTCCACGATTCGGCCCGCTGCTTTTGCGTTACTTGTCGGAGCGGCGTAGTGTCGCCCTTTTTGAGCGAGTCCATAGCATTGAGGAACTGGAGAACCTGATCAGACCAAGGCGAGTCCCAGAGCGTTAGCGCATCGTAATGAAAGCCAACGTGACCGGGAGTCTCGGCTTCTTTCGTCACCTGATAAACGGACGAATCGCACAACGTCCGGCGGTTGGCCGTGGTGTCGGCAAGCTCGGAATCGCAGTCCGCGCAGGTCATGACGCATTGCAGCGCCCGCTCTGAATTCGTTCCATCCTTCGGAAATTTGAGCCGCGAGAATTGCCACGATTGAACGGAGCCGCAATCGGGACAAACCCAGCACCATTCGCGTTGTTCGCACTGCTGCCAAGCCAGATCGAAATCGTCGTCCTCGATGCCCGCCTGCCCCATCAGGATGCGCCGACCATTCCAGCGGCGGTGCATTCGCCCTCTGAACTCCTCGACCATTCCGCGCTTCCACATCCAGACTTCATCGCCGATCAGCCAACGAATCGACTTTGACTGTAGGCCGCTCATGTTCGCGCCCGTCAGCCAAAGGTCCATGTGTGGGAACATGCATTCCATCTTGCGGACCTTGCCCTTTTCGGTCGGGAATAACCCGCTTGTGGCCGGCGAGCCTTTCAAGACTTTCCACATTCGTGACTCGCTCCAATCCGCAATGTCCGAATCGGTCTGGCCGGTGACCAGTGTTGGGCCGGGATCTTCCGCGACGACGTAGGACAAAAGTGCCTCGATCATTGTGGACTTGCCGCTGCCAACCGGAGCCTTGATCACGATTTCCTTGTTCGCGTTGTCGAAGATTTCCGCCATCGGGTCGCGGACCCAGGGAGTCAGGTCGGGCGAGAACGTCGGCGCTCGGCTGCTGCCATAGGTCAGCTTGACATTCTTCGCGCACCATTCCGCTGGGTGGAGGCGGTTGGGAGCGGTGATGGCGTCTCGGAAGATTTGGCTCATGACGTTTTGCGGCATGGGTGTCCGTCTAGTTGCCCATCAGGGATGATCGGCGCTCTCCGTGCTTTCAATCGTTTCTGGCGGGCATCTATCCATGATCTTCCGCGTTCGTTTCGTTTCTCATAAATCATTCTCCCTTCCTCGCTTTAGCCGCCGCGACCTTTTTCAGATCGCCACGCGTTTCCCGCACCACCGATTTCCGAGCCTCAACCCAGACTTCATCCTCCGCGTCCTTCAGCTTGTCCGACCAGGCAATCGACCATTCCCGAATCACCTTTTCGGCTTTCGCCGGCGATAGGCCGGCGACTAACGGCGGGAGCTCGGCAAAGGATGCGCGAAGCAGGGCATTAGTTACATAGCCAATCTTTTGCACCATCTCGTCCACCTTGTCGCGCGGGTAAAGCGATCCCGCCACAACCTCCATCGACATCTCGATCTTGTCGGCGTCGAGGTTCGTCTTGCGGATTTGAGCTTGCTTGAGGGCATCAACCACTTCGGGATCTTTGCCGCCGCCGGCGTTGATTCGGTTCTGCAAAGTCTTCTGCGATATTCCCATCTCCTCCGCTCGCTGCTTCAACGTCTTGGCTGGTCGGCCCTGCTTCTTTGCCTTTTCCGTCATCTTTCTAAATGCTGTTTTTGTGGCACTTCAGATTTGCACTTGTTTTTTAATTAAATTTCGCCGTGGCGGAAACT